AGACATTGGCACTGGTTTTGCGCTAGGTGCGTTAGAACCCTTTGCCGCTTCTAAGTTTATCAAGGCTATGACTCCTGCTTTGAAGCAGATTACACCTGATGTTCAGAAAGCATTGAATGCAGGTAGCAGGAAAGACTCGGCTAACTATATACGCGGAAGAGTAGGGGAAGGAATCTCAACAGGAAGAATCGTTGGTACTGCTGTAGTTTCTTCTGCCGCTACTGAAGCTGTTCAGGATTTCACTACAACTCTTAAAGCAAGTAATGCTACAAACTACTGGGATGAGCTTGACATCGAGGAGGCTATGAAAGAGTCTGCTGTTGAGGGTCTTATAGGTGGTATATTAGGCTTGCCTTTCGGGGTGGGTAGTAGTGTTATGAATAAGGCTAGAAATAACGCTGACCTTTCTATGGCAAAGCAGATTGATGAGGGTATTCTAGAGTGGGATACAAAGGATGGATATTGGAAAAAGAACTATGAAAAGATTCCAGTAACTGAAACAAAGTCTGCACACCTATACAATAGACTATTAGCTCCTGTACTTGGTGATAAACCTGCACAGTTTGTGGGAAGAATAAATACACCTAAAGCTAGAGAGTTAGCGGCTAAGTTTAACCAGACTACTGGTGACTTTGGTCGTAGAATAGGCGTAGTGCCTGTACACTTTAATGCTATGCAGTACAAGACCACATACAACAAAGGTGTTAGAGACTTCATGGAGTTGAGCAAGGAAGAAGCTCAAGCCGTACATGATCATCGTGTCATGCCTGAAGATAGTAAAGAGGCTAAGGATTTAAAGAATGAAGCGTATGCTACTCTAAACGAACAGCAGAAGAAAGCATCTAATCAGTTGGCTACGTTCTTAGACTTGACAATTAAGAATGACTTAAAGACTCTAGGCATCGATGCTACTTTGTTTGAGGGTGGTACTTACTTCCCACTACTAGGTAGACTAGACTACAAGAAGATAAAGACTAATCGTACAGAGTTTATTAACGAAGCTGTAGCGGTAGCTGAAGCTAAAGGATTAGAGCTTACTAGAGACAAGATCGAAGCTTACGTAGGTAGGATTGAAGAGCAAGGCTTTGAACACTTTGGTAATGAGACTGATATCAAGGTAGCTAATACATTTAAGACAGATGTAGATGCTAAGGCTAAAGAGATACAAGAGAAAGAAGGACTGTCTAAGAAGAAAGCCTACGATAAGGCAATGAAGATTGTTGCTAAAGGTATGGAAGGCAGAGTAGGCAGAGGCGGGCTTACATCAGGTGCTAAAGTAAACAAGCAGAACGCTGTTGAAACACATCGTATGTTGGCTGAGTTACCTCAGGACTTCTGGAGCAACTGGCTTGACCCTAAGACTAGCGTTCAAGAAGCTGTATTCTCTTACTATGATATGATGTCAGAAAGACTAGGACATGCTAAGACATTTGGCTCAGAGGGTGAGTTGTTTTACAAAGAGCTTTATGAAGTAATTGAAGATGCTCAGAATCAAGGTAAGAGGTTTGATGCTAAAGCCGCATTGAGAGAGATGGCTGATGCAATGAATCTATCTCAGCGTATCCCTAAGCGTAACTTAGACACCTCTAAAGGAGATGGCCTTAGAACGGCTCAGAATGCGATTAGAGCGGGTTTATCTGCAACGCTACTACCCCTCTCACTTCTTCCTTCTTTGGCTGAGGTGTTCGTTGTAGGCTCTAGAACAGGACAAACAGGTAAGGCTATTGCATTAGCAGGTAAGATTAGTGCTAAGATTGTTAAGCAACAGTTTAAACATGGTCGTGGCTTGTCAATGCAAGAGGCTTCAAACCTTCTTGAGCAAGATATCATAAGTGATTTAGGTATTAGTCTTTATGAGTTAAAGAATACTGCATCTGCACGTATGGGTGACAATGAGATTGGTGGAAGAATTAGTAACTTTGAAAACTTCTTCTATAACATGACAGGCACACCTCAGTGGACAGAAGCATTACGTATGACAGCGGCTATCTTAGGTGAACAAGCGTTCAGGTCAGACCTTGAATTATATACTGAAGCGAGAAACACTGGTAACATAGAAGAGCAGATACGTATCAGTGATAAGTTTGCACAGGCAGGTCTTGATGTCAACGAAGCTTACAACTGGCATCTACGTGGTGGTAAGAAAGATAGCTACTATAGAAATCAGTTTAAGATGGGTGTACTTAACATAGTAGAAGACACTGTGATGAGACCTCGCATGGTGCAGAAACCTGCATGGATGTCTGATGAAAGATTCAAGCTAATAGGACAGCTTAAGTCGTTCGCTGTTGTGTTCAACAACGTAGTGATGAAAGGTTGGTATAACCAAATGGTAGCTAATGGCACAACTGAGGACAAGCTAAGACAGGCGGCAGTGATTGCACCTTATATTGGTATGATGTTGGCAACTCAGATTATGGCATCTGCACTACGTGAGTTTGCGAAGACAGGTGACATTGAGAAGTGGGAAGACAGAGAAGCTATTGACCATATTCTGTCTGCGGTAACTTACATTGGTGGTTTGTCGTTTGCGGTTGATCCTCTACGTGCTAGTAACTGGGGTGTTGACCCGACTACCGTACTACTTGGCCCTGCCGCATCGAAGTTTAATGATACAATGAGTGGTCTTAATGGGATATTGTCAGGAAGTATAGAACCTGAAGATGTGATTAACGAGTTCCTTAAAAGCATAGGTTCTTCGTTCCCATTAATACCTGCTCTCTTGGAGGAATAATGATAGGTGTAACAGATTTAATTTCAAACATATTCAAACCTGCGGCTAACTTAGTTGACGATCTACATACGTCAGATGAGGAACGCTTAAACGCTAAGACTAAGATGTTAGAAGTACAGGCGGTGGCTATGCAACAGGTATTTGATTACGAGACACAAGCGTTAACTGCTCGTGCTAATATAGTAAACAGCGAAGCTAGTTCAGAGAATTGGATAGCCTCCTCTTGGAGACCTATTACAATGCTGACGTTTATGGTACTTGCTGTAGGTGATTCGCTAGGACTACTAGCAACCCCTCTCAGGGATGAAGCATGGATGCTTTTACAACTAGGTCTAGGCGGTTATGTCGTAGGTCGAAGTGGAGAGAAGATAGCAAAGACTATCAAGAAGTAAGGATACACTAAAAAGCCCCTACACCGTTTGGTATAGGGGCTTTGTTTTGCCTAGTTAAATCTCACATGCTCCTCCAGTGCATGCTAATGTCTGCGCTCCTTCAGTGGTGTCACTGTGTTCTGTGATATCCCAACTGATACTCTTAGGCATTTTCTTCTTCATTTCTGTGTACTGTTCTCTACTGATTTCTTCGTAAGGTGCTTGCTCATACGAGTGTTCGCTGAATGGCAAGAACGATACGCCACTACAAGAATCGAAATTATTGTAAAGCCAACTACCAATATCAAGGAACTCACTATCGCGATAATAGACAGTAACAGACGGTTTATGTTCGCACCAGTGTTTTTGATAAACATCCCATAACTCCAACTGTTCCATTCCTGTTTGTGATGCAGACATCACTGCTCCTTTAGGTGCTTTCTGAGGGAAGCTAAACACCAGTGTTGATGGAGACCTGTTGTCTATTTCTGAATCTATTCCTGCATCTCTGAGTACGCTACATAGAGGGTCGTTAACATCAGCCCTAACACGCCGAATATAATAAGGCGAGAAACGTCCGTGGATGCCACTAGCACTATCGACAAGCTGACTAACAGTCCCGCTAGGTTTAACACAAGTAATTGCCGCTGATTGCTTGATGCCAAGCTTTCTAGCCCACGTTTTGTTAGTGATAACAGCTTCGTTTTTAAGGTCTTCAAGTAGTTGAGGTAGTCCATTCTTTACTCCGTTAGTTAGTTTACAATCTTGGATGCCTGTCATTGATACGCCAAGCAATGCTTCTTCTTCAGTGTTCTGTTGCCATTTCTTTCTTAGATATCTAAAGTCAGTTAAGGTGGCTTGCAGTGTTCCTAATATACTAGCAAGACGTACCTTTCGTTTTAGTGATGCTACTGTATCATCTGATCTTACTACTACTTCAGAGAGGTTACAGAATTGGTTAGGTCTTAGTATGATTTCACTGCATGGGTTAGTACCGAAGTCATGCTCAGGGTCTCGTCTTCCATTCTTAGCCGCCTGTTTCTGACTAGCTACTCGACTAAAGAAACCACGCTCACCACTTCTACTTTCATACAAGCTAGACCACTCGTTCAAGAAAGCCTCGAAGTCAGGCTTCTCTGTGTAACATGCGCTGTTGTTAGCCAGACCACGCTGAGGATTATCTAACCACCACTGTCCTGTCTTGGCTCTTCTAACGCGGTCATCGGTGAGGTTACTGAGACTGATAAGAGCCGATCTTCTGACTCCTCCAACGATGACGATTTGTGCAATCTTACAGCAGATATCATGGCATTCGATGGAAGAGAGTTTTCTACCTGCGGCAGACCGAAAGACTTCAACAGTGAACTTGAAGAGGTCTTCCAAAGGCTCTGCGCCACTTGCTCTACCTCCGAAGGTTTTAAGCACTGTCCCCGCAGGACGAACTCTAGATAAGTCCCACTCAGGAACTTGACCACTATAGAGCATTGTGATAAGTTCACGGTAGGCTTTAGCCCATCCAATCTTAGAGTCGGCAACGTGGATGATTGTTTCTGTGGCATGGAAGTCCTCCGATACTTCTGGTAATTTAGTTATGTACTGTCGCTCAACGCTGAAGCCACAACCAGTACCGCACATTAAGATATACATCATCTCATCGAATGCTTTAGGGTGGTCAATAGGTAGGTAGCTACAGTTGAATCCTGCTACGTTGTCTCTGTCTAGTGCTTCACCCGCTGTCATCAAGGCTCTCATCGAGGGCATGACTTCTAAGTTTGTGATAGCTTCTCTTAGCTCCTCACCTGTCTTATCATCAAGGCTACCTCTGTTCTTGAAGTATGAGATGTATCTATCTACTGTCTCATCCCAAGTCTCTCGTCTTTGTTTCTCTGGTATATATCTAGCGTATCTGCTCTTGTGAATATAACTCTGGTATACGTCCATTATTTCTTTACCTTTTTAGATTTCTTTTCTTTCTTTATATCTTCATCTGAATGATCTTTCACGTTAGCCTTACCGAATATTGCATCCCAGTTATTGTCAAATGTTTCTGGGTTTGGTATTGGTCTAGGGCTACTACCTTTACCTGACATAGTAACCTCCTATTGTAGTGTCGTGGAGTCTTCAGGCTCACCTGTCATTAGCCCCAACTTAGCGGCTTCTAACATGAACACAGTTTCCATGATACTCATACTAGTACCGACTGTGGTGTAACCATCAGGGTTAAATACAACAAGAGCAAACTCTGTATCAGCATCAGCCTCTGATATCTGCATACCATCGATAGCTGACTGTAGCTTTTCTAATGTGGTACTACGCTCTTTCTTGTCACTAAAGTTTCCATCTATGATATTCATGTTGATTCCTTTTGTTCTATTAGTTTGTCAAGATACCATTTAGCTTTCTTTAAATCTTCCAGTGCTTTCTTCTTATAAGTATAACGCCAGAGATACTTTAGGACATTACCTTTTAGATATCCCTCAAAGGCTGTTGAACCCATAGACTCTTCGATGGCATCAATACACTGGATACTTCCCATGTTGTAGTGAGGCGGTTCTTCTACCATCTCGTCTATCTTACTTGCTTCTTTCTCAGCCATGTTCTTATAGCTTAAGAGGGCGGCAGAGTGGCTTGCTTTATCCCACTGCTCTGGTGTTGCATCATTGATACTCATTCTAATTCCTCCTCAAGTTCTTCGTAGCGTTCTTCTATCTTGTCCTTAAACTTATCAACAAGGTCTTCACTGGCTATGTCTAATACTTCTAGCAGTGTGATCTCGTCTAGGTGAGCAAGACGTTCGCATAAGTCTTTAAATGTTAGTGCCATACTTCTTCTCCAAGTAGGACATTGATACTGGCATCTCGTCAAACTGTCCTTTGTTGACTTCATGGAGCATCCAGATTCCACTCCAACTGCCGTTAGTCTGATGGTTTAGATAGTCCTCATCGTGAGCATAGTAGATACCTGCAAACAAGCCAGTGATTCTAGTGCCGTCTGCTTTCTTAGAATAAGCACACTCTCTATCCTGAACATGTCCCATGATACAGCTCTGATGTTTCTTAGTAAGCATTGATCGTGCGCTACTTACTGGTCTACCCATGACACCACTAGTGAAGTAATGGCAGTAGGCTACATCATCAATGATCGCAGGTTCTAGAAAGTCATACACTTCCCAACCATAATCGTCAAGCTTAAAGTCTTCATAGCCGATAAGTCCATCTAGCTTGGCATCATTCTCAATGGCTCGCTCGATACGTTGTTCATGATTACCAACAAGGAATACCATTCTAGGATTCCATACTTTCTTTCGGTTCTGACGTAACCTTTTCTGCTCATCTCTGATGGGTTTTAGAAAGGCTTCCATACCTCGATGCCCTGCTTCTATGTCATTGGTGTAACGTCTGCCCTCGAATGACTTCTTACCTACATCGTACATTGATAGGCTAGGCATATCCCAGTGGTCACCAAGATGAACAATAACTTCTGGCTTCTTGGATGCGGCATACTTACCTGCCCACTCAAGATGGTCATAAGATTGATCTGGTTTACATTGGGTGTCTGGTATTACTAAGTGTCTAACTGTCATTTGCTTTTCGCTCCTCACGCTCTGCGTTGGTCTTCTTCTGATGGCAAGGTTTACATAACACCTGTAGTCCATCAACCTCACAGAACATATTCTCTACGAATTTAGGAAGGTCATCATACTTACGTAGTGTACCCGCAGGTACGATGTGATCTACTTGAACTTCCTTATCTTTGAACCACTCATCACAACAGGCACATTGGAACTCGAAGCGGTGTCGCTCACCAATGACTGCTTTCTTAGCCAGTGCTTTGGCGGCATAACGTGGTGGGAATCTACGGTTCGCTTCTCTTAGTGCTGAACGTATGAATCCCCAATACCTTGCTTCTGTCCACTTAGCTCCTGCTCTTGTACGTGGTACTCTGGGTTTCTTAGCCATTAACCTACCCTCACTTGAAGCTTGTCTTTAGCATCAATGTCTGCGCTAGTAGGTGGTTGAGGTGGTGATACAGCGATAGGGTTCTTTGAGTTGTAGTCCTGCTTACGTGCTACAGGGTCAACCCACCATTCATTCTCATATCTACGTAGGAAGAGCAGTCTTGCGTTCTCATATACTCCTTCTACATGACCCTTGTAACAGGTCACTACAGCCTGATATAAATCCTCTTCTGTTTCACACCACTCTAATGCTTTGGTTGCCTTGACCTCGCCAATACCAACACATCCTTGTATGTTATCTACCCTATCACCTGTAAGCATCTGCTTGTATAGAAAGTAAAGTCCCTGCCATTCATTAACCTCAGACCACTCGCGTTTATTAATGTTGAAGTGTCTGCAAGGTACTTGAAGGAAGTCTTTATCTACACTAGCAATGACTGTATGTTTGCCTTGAGTCGTAGCTTCGATAGCAATGGCATCGTCAGCTTCCTGTCCCTCGACAACTACAGCATCCCATTCCTCTGTCATGTAATCTCTTAACGCATAGAAGTGGGAGGGCTTCTCAGATGTTCGTGTTCCTTTGTATGGTTGTATTGTGGCAAGTGCATTCCTGAAGTTACCTTTGCCTGTTAGGTAGAGTTGATAGGGGACTGCATCATCACAGCCCCTTACCAAGATATCCAACACTAAGTTATTCAACTGAGAGAACGCTGTCTCTACTGTCTCATCTTTACAGGCATATCCAATCCTGTAACTTAAGATGTCGGCATCGATGAGTAACATTAGATTACATCATCCATATCTACACCACCGCCATCACCATCCTTATCGTAGACAGCTACCTCTGTAATCAGAAGCTTGGCTAGACTAGGTGAAGTACCCTGCTTGCCTTTGAAGTCCCAATGATATGGCTTGATAGCCGCGTTAGCTTTAGTGCCATTACCTATGAGTCCTGAGTCTACATCATCCATGTCTGCAAATGCAGGGTTGATTGGATTGATTGACTTAACAGTAACATAGTTACCACGATCATCACCTTTGTTACGAACTGCAATGCCCATGTTAGACAGAGCATCCACTGCCTTTGAGGATAGCTTACCAATGTCCACCTGATACTTACCTGACATCTCGTTAGGCTTGTTCAAGAAAGGCCAATGAAGTTCACACGATACTACTACTGGTTTAGTTTCCATAATTATTACTCTCTGTTGTTTAACTATTAAGATTATGTTGTATAACTATTAATACATTGAATGTAATTTATTGATATTTAATTATTTATTTAACTATATAGTAATATTATAGCATGTATTGAACCTCCTGTAAAGTCTTTAAGTAAATTAATTTAATGAGTGGCACTCCAGTTAGCACCTATGCGGTACTCTGCATCCATAGGACACCTCATATTAAGCTCGACACCTGCATCTATGATTCCTTGTCTTGCTATCTGACCAACAACTTCAGCATCTTCTGGTCGTGCTTCTATCTGAACCTCATCATGTACCTGAGCGACTAGCTTGTAGAATATACCAAGCTCATCTAGTTTGTGACAGCAGTTACGTACAGCTACTTTCATGACGATAGCACCACAACTCTGAAGCAATCTGTTGAGTACCTTATAGTCCTCGTCAACCTTAATCATACGCCCATCGATACCATTGATACGTTTAGTACGTTGAGCAATACCTTTAGCTTTCTCAATAAGGTTACGCAATGCAGGTAGCTGAGTAAGGAATGTGTCGCGTATCTTCTTACCCTCTTTAGCACCACCGCCTACAATCTGCCCAAGCTTTGCATCACCTGCACCATAGATGAGACCATAGATCATTGTCTTAGCCATGAAGCGTTCAGGTAACCCTGCCGCATGCTGATTGAACGAATGAATATCACCTTCAAGTATCTGCTTAGTGTAGTTGTCATCGTTCATGTAGTGAGCCAAGCATCGTAACTCCAGACCACTAGCATCACAACCGACTAGAACATTGCCATCCTCTACAGTGAAGCATTCTCTAGCAATCTTTAAGCTAGGGATTTGCGCGAGGTTAGGTTTATTATGTGTCATTCTACCTGTCACAGCACCACAGCTATTGACATATCCATGTATACGATGTGTCTCAGGGTCTACATACTTGAGCCAACTATCTACCATACCCTTAAGCTTAACCAGTCCAAGATACTCTGCACATAACTTAGCCTCAGGCAGGTCAACCTCTGCCAGTGTACTCTCATCTACCATAGGCGCACCACTTGGAGTCTTCTTCTTCCACTTGACACCTAGCTTAGACAACCTCTTAGCAATCTGCTGTCGAGATCCTACGTTAAACTGCTCAACACTATCCTTGAGTCGCTTACCTGTCTTCTCGCTGACACGTATGGTAACGATAGGTGGAAACCTTTCCTGTAACTCTGATGCTATCTCATCAATCCTATCTGACATCTCAGTCTGCCACTGTGTAGCTACAGGTACATCTAGCTTGAATCCATTAGCAACCTGCTGTGCTGTGATATCTGCCACCTCATGCTCTAGCTTTACAGATAGATCACTGAATCCTTTCTTCTTAAGAGCAGTCGTGAGATACTTGTACAGCTTAGTAGTAACCTCAACATCACGCTTACAGTACTCGCCCATCTCGTCAGTGTAACCACCATCGAAGTCTTCAACATCGAAGTCCATCTTACCTATGCCAATACGCTTGCCCCATTCCTTGAGACTATGGCCACCTACAGGTGTAGGGTCTAACAGCCTAGCCATAACAAGTGTATCCCAGACAGGTACATCTACATCAACCTGCCAACAGGTCTTTAAGACTGGCTGATCGAAGAAGATTATATTGTGACCCACTAACCCATCGGCAGTAGATAACATCTGCTTCAACGGCTCGCTGTCGAATGTCAGAGTTGCTGTATCTTCTGTGTGCTTCTGAACCCCTGCACACCATATCGTATTGTGCGAAAGATTTGTTTCCAAGTCTATTGTAATCATATCCGTAGTCCTCCAGTGTTATAATAACGTCACCTATCTTGCTCATCTTTGATGCCTCCTATAATATCATCTATGCTCTCTGCTTTATCCTCGAAATCATAGGCTATAGCATAGCATACTCCACATAGGTCTGCAAACTCTCCGCTGTCTGGAGCTTTCATAAGCATCTCAAACTCAGACATCTTTACATTACATGCCGCGCATCTCATAACACCTCTCCCTCTATTATTACTTCTGACATTCGACCAGTGTCTTGATCATAGGAGACTGCTGTAGCTAGTCCTGTCTCGCCACTGAATCGATTCTTAAGCACTCTGATGTAGGTGGTGTTCCTGTCCTCAACATTCTCAGCTTGTCCGTTACGCTCGAATCCAAGCACGATATCAGACAGCTGTGCAATACTGGCAGAGCCACGTAAGTCAGATAAGCTAGTTGCCGCGCCCTCTTCATGACCTTTACCTGCAGGTCTTCTAAGGTGTGACACTAGGAACAAGGCAATACCTGTCTCTTGAGTCAACATACGAAGCCTAGTCATCACTTCATCGATAGCTTTACGCTCATCACCATTCTCCTGAGCAGATACAATGATGGACAGGTGATCTAGGAACACATACTTACAGTCATGAGCCTTAGATAGATACCTAACCTGACCTACAATGTTCTCAACACTGGTAGAACCAAAGTGATCGTAAAAGAACAGCCTATCAGAGCCTAGAGTAGCGTTAAATGCATCACGCCTCTCCTCCTCAGTCGATTCCACTGTCGGAATATGCAATCGCTTGCCTGAGTGCAGTGACATCAGTGACTGAGCAGTCTTAGTGACTGATTCTTCCAAGAATATACAGCCTATGTTACTTTCTGTGTTCTGCAACACATGATACAGCACCTCACGCATCACCTGACTCTTACCAACACCACTACCTGCTGTCAGAGTGACTAATTCATAGTTACGTATACCATAGGTCAGATCATTGAGACCATTCCACGGATACTGCACAGATGCCTTCTCTACAGGCTGATTGACAGCTTCCCACAGACTCTTACCTGCAATGATACCATCAGGCGTATGTATCTCAGCCGCCCACCATGCAGACTTGAAGTCATCTGCCCTGCACCTCTCAAGATACTCGTTAGCATCCTTGAAATCAGGGTGGTGCTTGACAACTCTAGCCTTACCTGCAAACAGTGAAGCTACTTCTTTAGCGGCAGTCTGACCTGCCTCATCAGAGTCAAAGCAGATGATTACATTATCAAAGCTATCTATCCATTCATATTGAGACTTGCAATCCTTGAGTGCTGACTGCGCTCCGTTCTTTATCGATACAGATGCATACTTACTACCGCTCATTTGATATGCACTAGCCGCATCGAACTCACCCTCAGTGATAGTCAGATACCTACCGCCTTTAGGGAACAAGTGCTGTCCAAACAAGACACCCTCACCCCATACACCAAAGCTACGTTGGTTCTCCTTACTACCTATCCTAACCTTTTGAGCGCAGACCAGAGAGTCCTTATCACGATACTCAAATATAATATCATCGCCATCTACACTGATACCATAACGCTCGCAGGTGTTCTGAGTGATACTACGAATCATTTGATGCCTACCTCTACCTACTTCCATACTTACCACTCCTATATCTTCTGTTATAACATTGTTATAATTCTCACCAGACTTATAACGCTCACCACAGCTAAAGCATGTAGTCCACCCATCATGATTGGTTGATGCGCCATCACTACTACTACACACCTCGCAAGCATGATGAGTCTTAGCCCATCCGCTATTCATCAACCTGTTTCCCGTAATAGAGGGTAAGCTTGAGACAATTCACATGTTAGATTGTATAACAACATCTCATCTTCAAAGCTTTCCACTGTATCCATAGACAACTTGATAGCCTCCATCAACTCATTATACAATGCCTTACTCATATCATTCACCTCCTAAGTTTAGTATATGCTCATCGATGTAATCAACTGTACGGCTTACAAGACCACCTACAGCATCTTCCACTAGCTTACCCATAGTTACATAATCCTCATCAGCTAGAGCCTGAATAACCTCACTGTGATAGTGCCTCATATCATCGAGGGTATCGAGGTACTCGCCAATGAAAGCATCAGCAAGTACATCAGGGTCTCGGTTCATTACATCGAGGGAATACAGCCAAGCAGACTCTTTAATATCAGACTCAGTAGAGTCAGCCTCAATGAGGGGAAAAGTAGCTTCAGCCTTAACCCTGTTATAGGGTTGGAATATAATTGGCATATCCATTATTTCACCGCCTTAATCAAATCATTTTCCATAGTTACCTGAGCAAAAAACTCTCTACCCAGACCAGTTATATGTGGGCGATTAGCACCAGTTAACATACCATCGCTGACATACTCCTCACCAAACAAGCTAGTCTCTAAATACTTTAATGGCTTGCCGATGTTCTCTTTCAACTCTTTCTTACTTCTATATCTAAACACTATCATTATCATTCTCCTGTTACATTACCCGTACCTAATTAGATCTCCCCTATAGTAAGATAATTAAGGGGAGCTGTCAACTACTATATTACTTCTTTGTCAATCGTTACTTTAATTCTAGCTGTACTAAAATACTCCTTGATATAATCCTGAACATCAACACCAAACCTCTCCTCTATATCATCAACTAGGCACTCAAGACCACCTACTCGCGTTTCAAAATCACCTGACAGCGTTAACAACTTACGCTCCAGTGTAGCTATACGCTCAGCATCACGCTTTGCTAGATTACCGTTAGCCTCGAAAGCATCGCTCACTTCATCGTGTATCCACGACTGAAACATATTAACAAAGTTATCCATTATCATTCTCCTCTAGTTAAATTATCCACCACAACCATAAAGGTCACAGCAGGGAAAGTTTTGACAACCATAATGCCCAAAGTCCACATCATCTTCATCAGCAATACTTTCTGTACTTACAGGCGATACTGGCCACGGCTTTGGAGGGTTAGTGTAATTCTCACACCACTCCTCACTCACTGGATTAATACCCCAATCACTAATGGTATCTTCAGCCTCTTGATCGTAGTCAAATACATACCTGAACCCTGCTACATGCTCACCATCGACAGTCGTTAGGTATATAGTACCACCATCACATGCCTCTACATTCTCGATAGCCTCATCAAAGTCAGTGCCTGAGTAATCAAGATATTCATCTTCACCCCACACCTCGATGGTGTAGCCCTGCCTGATGCCCCATTGCACCAGATGTCTATGTGCCTTTTCCATTACACTACCTCCTGTAAAAATAAATCATACACCTGCACATCTTCATAGCCTTGCCCCTCGTAATAGTCAGCAATCTCCTCAGACTCGTGCTTAGTCAGAGCGCGACCCTCTACCTGATTGCCATCTACATACACTGTATATCTCATATCTGGATAGTCCATCAGTACTTCTCCTCTTTAAGTTTATTCACTAGCGCAAGCCACTCCTCAGAATCCAACAACTCTGGGGCATGATCAATCGCCACATCAATTAAGTCTTCGAGCCACATCGGATTGCCTAGATTATCAGACTCACGACACGCCTTGATTATTACATCATCAACATCACCAAAAGGTTTCATTAGTTTTCTCCTACCAATTATGTATTACACCTGCGATTATAAACAAACAGGTGATAAAGTTCAACCCTACAATTACACTACGCACAATCGCAATATAATCAGCTTCTCGATTACTCGCACCAGACTTTTCACCTAGTGCTTTAGCCCATACTTTCCATAGATTTATCATACTTCCCTCATTTTCAGTTGAACTTTCAGGTTGCCAACGGCTTCTCGAACCTTAGATTCTAAACTTTCTTCAAGGTCAGAAACCTCTCTTTGGGCATCATCTAACTCAGACTCTAAAGTATATACCTTGTCTTCGAGATCATCGACACGGCTTTCGAGCTTTTCTTGACTTTTTGATAGCTTTATAGCCACAGTATGTAGTCTCATTGAAAGAGCCGCTTCAACTTTCTGCTCGATGTAACCATCTATCATATCTTGTAAATTCATGACACATACCCCTCATAACTCATCACCTGTACATCATCATAGCCATCATCGCGCCACATCTTAGCTACACGCTCGGCTTCCTTTTTATACATTAGATACGCGCCAACTTCAACGCCACCTACCCATACTGAATACATCATAACATCATCACTCCCGTTCTATATGATACCACCATCACTGATAATAATATCAGACCCGATAGAATTATCAACTCCCATTTATCGTCATTGTTCTTCATCGTATTACTCCTTATAACATTGTTATAAATTAATTACATTGATCTTTTCATACTTCTCATTGTATCGTTTTGCAAGCGCACCATGCGCCAGTATAGCGATATTAGGTTTATCACCCGCACCATCACACAACCCACAATCAATACACTTCACGCCATCAGTATCATTGGGGCATATAATCTCATTAGGCAATAGCTGTTCTGTATCCGTAGTCATTCTAAAGGTACGGAATCCCTGAGCATGAGCCTTAAGCGCGACCTTAGGCGTATCGGCACTAATCATACATACCTCTGCCATACGCTTGTCGAATGCTTTATGCGACATTTGGTGCGTGTATCCAGTCATTAGTCTAGGCTGTACCTTGTCAATCAGATTGCGCCATATATCAAACGGCACTGCTGACGGATCGCCATAGCTACCCAGTCGCAACTCTGCACCGCGTAGGCTTTCCAGATTTATAACATTGTTATAATTCCCACGCTTATATGCGCGCCATATCGATAGTGGTGCTTGGAAAGTCTTAACATAGCAAGCACCGCCTACGCTTGGACGTTGAATACAGTTACCGCAAACACCCTCATCATTGCCTGATTTGACAGCCTCATGCGGTGGTGTATCGCGCAACATTATCCAAGTCTGTACCATAGATCTGAAATCATTATCCGTTTTAGGATTATTCCCACCCATTGTGACAATAACAACGATAGGCTCACCAGTTAATAGGCTTGCGCCCTCCCACAATTTAAATCCTGCCATGTTTCACCTCATATAAAGTTATAACATTGTTATAAATAATTAGTTTAATTGATACCACTGTTTCCAATGGTATCTATAAAGTAATTACTTACCTCGTGAATATAAGCTATCGACTATTAAATCTTTATGCTCTGGAAATAGTCTGATCAATGTATCCTTAATTGTAACGTATTCATAAAAATGTTGATCCGCGAATATTGTATATTTTAGATATTCTCTAGAGCTTCTATCGCTTGCGTTACATTTAGCATTCCAGTAATAGTATTCTTCACGAGCCGCGCGGAATTGTTTAACATTCGCTTTAATAGCTTGCTTCACTAGTGTATCTATTGATGGTAGTTTTAACATTGTAGTCACCTTGTATTGGTTTAAAGTTGTTATAACAATGTTATAAATATTAATCCTTATAACATTGTTATAACAGCTAAAGCGTCCTTGCTCTGCTGTTATCAATCTTAGCACTTTGGTGCTAGTAAAGTCAATGCCACTTCAAGTGCTTCACGCTTTTTCTCGTCCTTTTCACGCTTCAGCATTCTAGTTAACTCTTGAAAGGCAATGCTATATCTAGGCGCGCTTGCATCATCTTTAACTGTCTCAGTGTTAGCACTCTCACCGCCTTCACCTTCACCGCCTTCACCGCCACCAGTCGCGCCTTTCTTAACTCTTGGAGTCACTTCAACAATTTCCCCGTCCTTAACAGTACAGGCTTTTTCGCTAATGCCTTTTTCCTTGTTTGCCTTTTTAGTGATTCGATTGAATAACGCTCTTAATGTAGCTAATGCCTTTTTATCTTTAGCAACCTCACCCCAAAAGGCAATGATAAATTTGGTAGCTTTAGCATTACCATCTAGATGCTCGTTATAGCTTGCAGTTAATAAACCAGTGATTGTATCTCTTGCAGTTTGAGCATTGATGAAATCGTTTGCAAAGTCTTTAGCGTTTTTAATTGTTAATGTAGTCATAGTGTTCACCTTAGTAGTTGATAATCATTCTCATTTAGTTAAAGAGGGGATTGCCTCTCGACTTGTTACCAATCTTACAGGACTGGCCGTCAGAGTCAACCTTTTTTATAACATTGTTATAATTAAAGCGTGACCAATCTATCCAATCTGGTCATATTATAGGCGAATATGGGCGATTTTAGGCGAATTTACAAAACCAAACATGCTCGACAACCTATCTAGATTGCCTCAGTTTCAATTATCTTTTTATCTATATCGTGCTATCAAGAATCATAATCGCGCTTATATGGCATTCTAGACCTACTGAGCGATAGCATCTAAATATATTGATATAACAAATAGTTACTAAAAACATAGGTGCTTATAACTATAATGATATAGATCTGGATAGGCTATTCAACGCTCAACTAGCACATACACCCAGACTATACAAACTTTATAGGTGACTGCATAGTCGTGACTGGTCACGCTGTTTCGGTCACGTTGATGATCGGCATAGACTACCCCACCCCCTTATTGCTACACAGACGGCGTAGGGGGAAGGTTGGTTACTCTCTCTGGCGAGGATTTGAAACTTCCATGTAGCTGTTCACAAATAATGATTGACATTTACTTTAAAGTATGCTATAATATACTATATAGACAACAAAGTGAAGAGGCAATTAACTGATGTTTACATTCAGTAACCTTATTGATTATTCACATCGACTATAATTATTATATACCATGTCGTGCATGTATCGACTACATAGCGCATGTAACGACAGTAATGGTAGAGGTAACAGATGACAGAACAAGACAAAGATATGCGTAAGCGTGTTAAGCTCTTAAAGAAGAGTGACCCTGACGATTACAATGTCAATGAGCAGTTCCTTCAGTTTGTCGCGAGGTACGTAGAATCTGGAGATGCTCGTGGGTCGTGGGTTCAAGCAGGTTATTCTCCGAACAGTGCAGGGACAGCAATGTCTCGCTTACGTGACAACTGGAGACTTGTTGAGTCTATGGTTAAAGAACGTATAGGCGCGCATGTCCCTATGGCGTTAACAGGTATTATTGAATTAGCTCAGACAGCAAAGCAAGAGTCTATAAGGCTAAAGGCACAGCAGGACATTCTCTATAGAGCAGGTTATGATAAGCCTATGGAGATGGTTGTAACAGACAAGGAAGCTAAGGACTTAAAGGATGATGAACTACAGAAGGAGCTTCTAGCAATCTTAGGTAAGCCCACTATAGATGTGGAAGCAGAAGAACTTTAACTCTCTACCATAAGGCGAGAACATGAAACTACCATTTAACAGACCTAACTTCGATGACTTACAACAAGAAGTTGAAGAACAAAGACTACTCATCTCAAGGTTAACAGCGGCATTAACATTGTCTGAAGCTGAACTAGTAAGAGCTAATACAACTAAGAAGACAGTGAAGAAGAATGCATCTAGAGCCTGAGCAGATAGCAAAGCTTCCTAAAGAACAACAGAAGAGACTACTAGAGTTATTACGAGAGCAGAAAGAAAGAGTTAAGTTTAACAAGAAAGACCATTTCAACTTATACGAATGGCAACAAGGTTTAGCTAACTCTACTACAGATGCTCATCAGGTGTTGGCAATGTGTGCTAACCAGATTGGTAAGTCTACTAGCGGTGCTTATATTACAGCGTGTCACTTAACAGGTATCTATCCTGATTGGTGGAAAGGTAATAGATTTGATAAGCCTATCTACTGTTGGGCGGCAGGTGTATCTAATGATACCACCAGAGATATCCTACAGACAGAACTGTTTGGTCTCGCTGAGAGCGAAAGCGAATGGGGTACAGGTATGGTTAATCTTTCCATGATTGGAGAGAAGACCAGACGTAGAGGTGCTACAGGTAATACCTATGATAGTGTCATGGTTCAACATCATGACGAGAATGGTAACCCTGATGGATGGTCTCGTATTGGCTTTAAGTCCTACGAGATGGGTGAAGAGAAGTTCTATGGCAGACCAGTTGATTGGATTTGGCTTGATGAGCAACCACCCTCTAACATCTACACGCAGTGTATTACACGTACCGTAGCAACTAACGGATATGTAATGATGACGTTTACACCAGAGGATGGTATGACTCCTGTTGTAAACCAATTCATGAATGACATTAAAGCAGGACAGATGTTAATACAAGCTACGTGGGACGATGCTCCTCACCTAGATGAAGATACTAAGGAACAGCTATTGGCACAGTACCCTCCGCATGAACGGAAGCTACGTAGTCAAGGTATCCCTGTATTTGGTTCTGGTCTTGTGTTCCCTGTATCTGAAGATAATCTGATCGTTGATCCGTTTGAAATACCAGATCACTGGAAAAGAATTGCAGGGTTAGACTTTGGTTATGATCACCCCACTGCTGTAGCTTGGATAGCTATAGATGAAGAGAGTGATACTTATTATGTCTATGATGTCTACGCAAGCCGTCAGGAGACCGCTATAATCCATTCTGCGGCGATTAAACAGAGACCCCAATGGATACCAGTGGCTTGGCCTAAGGATGGCTTACAGAGCGATAAGGGAAGCGGAGTGAGC